CGTGGACCATTAGAGATTTTCTCAAGCTAGCTTTTGATAGAGTTAACCTTAATTACGAAGATCACATAGAAATAGATCCTGTTCTATTCCGACCAGCAGAAGTAGAGTTCCTAAGAGGTAATGCTTCTAAATCTCAGAATTTACTAGGTTGGGAACCAAAAATTTCCTTTGCAGATCTAGTTAAAGAAATGGTGGAGAAAGATATTGAGAGACTTTAATAATAATCAATATAAACAATGGCGAAAAGCAGTTTATAAAAGAGACAATTTTCATTGTCGTTGGCCAAACTGTTCCATTAAAACTAAATTGAATGCTCATCATATAAAAACTTGGGCAAATTATCCAGCACTAAGATTCACAGTTGAAAATGGTATTACATTGTGTAAATATCATCATAAAATGATAAAAGGTATGGAAGACATTTATGAGGCTATTTTTTTAAAAATACTAGCAGATGATAGACTTCAGTAATTTTCATATTATCGTGGATACTAGAGAACAACAGCCATGGAGCTTTGACAACATGGTTAAGTCGTGTGCCAAACTAGATACAGGGGATTACTCATTAAAGGGATTAGAGCATCTATTATGTATAGAGCGTAAAAAAAGTGTGGGAGAAATTGCTAATAATATAACAGAAAAACGGTTTAAAGATGTAGTAACTCGCATGAGTGCTATTCAACATTCTTTTTTATTATTAGAGTTTAGTTTAGATAACGTATTGAGCTATCCTATTGGATCTAATGTTCCTAAAAAACTATGGGACAAGATTAAAATTTCACCCAAATTTATTTTAAAGCATTTAGTAGAATTACAATTACTATATAATATCAAAGTATTATTCTGTGGAGATGCAGACAATGCAGAAACCATGGCCCTTTCTATCATGAGAAAAATATATGAGCTTGAAGGACAGCCAAAAAAAGATATTTGAGGATGCTTGGTTAGGTCTTGGCGATCTAGATCAAATTGTTATTCCTCAAAATCCAATGATTCACAGAACAGAACATGACATTGAGCATCCTGATCTGCATTTATTAAGACTATTAAGAGATCCAAAATATATCGGATCTACATGTAAGTTACTATTTAATATAGAATTACATCCTATGCAGGTAGCGATTATACAAGAGTTTTGGAATCGTCCATTTCCTATGTATATTGCTAGTCGTGGTTGGGGTAAATCGTTTTTACTAGCTTTATATTCAGTTCTAAGATGTGTTTTTTATCCAGGAACTAAGATAGTTATTGTTGGAGCAGCTTTTAGACAAAGTAAAATTATATTCGAATATATGGAAACTATGTGGCGTAATAGCCCGATTCTAAGATCCATTTTTAACGGAAACGATGATGGTCCTCGTCGAGATGTTGATAGGTGTACGATTCGCTTGGGCGAAAGCTGGACAATAGCTGTCCCTATGGGCGATGGTAGTAAAATTAGAGGATTAAGAGCACATATTATCATAGCAGACGAGTTCGCATCAATTTCACCAGATATTTATGAAACAGTAGTGTCAGGTTTCGCAGCAGTATCAGCAAGTCCTATTCAAAATGTAAAAGAACAAGCTAAACGAGCAGCTATGACAGAAGCTGGACTATGGAACGAAGAGCTAGAAATATTAAACGATAAAATGGGTAATCAGGCTATTGTTGCTGGTACCGCAGATTATGCATTTAAACATTTTGCTAGTTATTGGAGAAGATACAAAGCTATTATTGAAAGTAAGGGAGATATTAGAAAATTAGAAGATATCTTTAAAGGAGAAGTTCCTAGTAATTTTAATTGGAAAGATTATAGTATTATTCGTATTCCATACGAACTTATTCCTAAAGGCTTCATGGATGATAAACAAGTTGCGCGAGCACGAGCCAATATTCATACTGGTATCTATAATATGGAGTATGATGCTTGTTTTACAGCAGATAGTGACGGATTTTTTAAGCGCAGCTTAATTGAGAATTGTGTTGTGAGCGACACTAGACCAACCGTTATTAATAGCAAAACTATTTTATTCGACGCTGTCACATCAGGAAATACAAATCATCATTATGTATACGGTATTGATCCAGCAAGTGAACAAGATAATTTTAGTATAGTAATACTAGAAGTACATCAAGATCATACTAGAATAGTATATTGTTGGACAACCAATCGTAACAACTTTAAAGAAAGACAAAAAACAGGACTTGTTAAGGATCATGATTTTTATGGATTTTGTGCAAGAAAGATTAGGAATCTTATTAGATCATTTCCTCCTATCAAAATAGGTATGGATGCTCAGGGTGGAGGAGTAGCTATCGAAGAAGCGTTACATGACCCATCAAAATTAGAAGATGGAGAACATCTAATCTGGCCCATCATTGATTACGAGAAACCTAAAGACACAGACAGTCAACCCGGCTTACATTTAATAGAGCTTATACAGTTCGCTAGAGCAGATTGGACAGCACAAGCCAATCATGGATTAAGAAAAGATTTTGAAGATAAAGCTTTACTATTTCCAAGATTTGACCAATTAACCTTGGGACTAGCTCTAGATCAAGAAGGCAAAGATATTATGACAGCAGACTTAAATCCAATTTATGATAGTGTTAGCGAATGCATATTAGAAATAGAAGAGCTTAAAAATGAATTGACCACAATTGTTATGACACAGACTAGTAGCGGATCAGGAGCTAGAGACAGATGGGATACTCCAGAAGTTAAATTGCCTAACGGTAAAAAAGGACGATTAAGAAAAGATAGATATAGTGCTTTAGTTATTGCAAATATGCTAGCTAGACAGATAAACAGAGCATTGCCGAATATTGATTATGAGGTTATTGGAGGAGATCGATCAAAAATAGTTAAGCAGTCAGGGAAAATGTATAAAGGACCAGAATGGTTTACAAGCGGAGCTAATGACGATTTTTATACCGGAATATATAGATAATGTGTAACTAATACTGTAATCTAATTATAATACAATCACAATAAGATAACAAATATGGCCAAAAAATATCCAAAAAGTTCAGCGATTCAAACAGCCTCACCCATAGACGAAAATGCTTATGTTACATGGGGAGAAGATTTACAGAGTAAAACAGATGCTCTTAAAAAATCATCAGAATCTCTTACAGAATACAATATAGTTGAAAAGTCTACTGCTATGAGGAGATATGGATTAGACTATTCTAATCTAGACTCTAATACATCAGGCAGACCAGGATTAACAAGAGCAGACTATGACTTTTTCAGACCATCTGAAGCTACTCCAAGACACATCAAACATATTCTTATCAGAGCAGAGGATATCTATCAAAGAGTAGGTTTGGTCAAAAACGTAATTGATCTTATGGGTGATTTTGCTAGCCAAGGAATAAGATTAGTTCATAAAAATAAAAGAATAGAAAGATTTTACAGACAGTGGTTTAAAAAAGTTAGAGGTAAAGATCGCAGTGAACGATTCTTAAACAATCTATATAAAACCGGAAACATTGTAATAAATAGACAAACAGGAAAATTAAGTATAAAAGCAGCAGAAAAACTATATAAAGCAGTAGCTTCTCCAGATTTACAGATAACAGATATAGATGATCTTCCGGTAGAAAAAAGAGAAATTCCTTGGAAGTATACTTTTATTGATCCAGCGTATGTTGAAGTATCAGCTGGAGCATTATCTTCTTTTGTTCAGAACAAAAGATATGAATTAATTTTACCAGCTAATTTACGTAAACTTATTAATAATCCAAAAACAGAACAAGAGAAAAAAGTAGTGGAAGGTTTACCATTACCAATTATAGAAGCAGCAAAAGCAAGAAAAGCATATCCTTTGGATGCAGAAAAAACTCTTGTATTTCATTACAAAAAAGATGATTGGCAAAGCTGGGCATATCCTATGGTATATTCTATCATGGACGATATTACTGTTATTGAAAAACTAAAGTTAGCAGATATGTCTGCTCTCGACGGAGCTATAAGCAATATTCGTATTTTTAAGCTAGGTAGTCTAGAGCATAAAATTGCTCCCACAAAAGCCGCCGCAGCTAAACTAGCACAGATTTTAGGAAACAATGTTGGAGGAGGAACGATGGATCTTGTCTGGGGTCCAGATATAGAGCTTATAGAATCAAAAACATCTGTTCATCAATTTTTAGGAGAGGGCAAATACATTCCTCACCTTAATTCAGTATATGCTGGTCTTGGAATTCCTCCTACATTAACAGGAACCTTCGGAGCAGCAGGAACAACAAATAACTTTATTTCTCTCAAAACATTAACCCAAAGATTACAATATGGTAGAGATATCCTTACAGAATTTTGGGATAAAGAAATAGCATTAATACAAAAAGCTATGGGTTTTAGATATCCAGCTAAAGTAGAATTTGATAGAATGGATCTTAGTAATGAAGATGCAGAGAAAGCACTATTAGTACAGCTTGCAGATAGAAATCTTATTAGCGATGAACTATTACAAACACGTTTTGGGTTTGATCCAGATATGGAAAAATCTAGACTCAATAGAGAACAAAGAGACAGAACTGGTGAAAGAATGGTAAACAAAGCAGGCCCGTGGTATGATCCGACACCAGATAATAGTTTAAAGAAAATAGCATTACAAACAGGAGTAGCCTCTCCATCTCAAGTGGGTTTGGAACTAGAAAAGAAGAAAACTGGAGAAAAAACAGCACTTGAAATGAAGCAAGCTCTTTCACCAACGAAGTTGGCAAAAGATTCGCCAGAATCTTTGCCGGGTGAACCTCAACAAGGCAGACCAAAACTTTCCAAGGATTCATCCCCCAGAAAAACAAAAACTTTTACCCCACAAAAAGGCGCAGCAATCTCCTTGTGGGCATCTGAAGCACAAGATAAAATTGGCGAAATTATCAATCCTATTTTATTAGATTTTTATAATAAGAAAAACCTAAGAAGTTTGTCTAACGAGCAAGCACGAGAACTAGAAAGCACAAAAACGCAAATTCTATTCAACTTACAACCTTTCTGCATAATTGATTCTGACAAAATTATAGCCGAATTAAATAATTTATTAGTAAAAAACAATAATTTTATAGACCATTATAGTGTATGGTTAAGACAGCTAGCGTCACAATTAAACAGAGATTTAACTGTAGAAGACCAAAAACAGGCTAAAGCATCGTTTTATTCTATGCTTTATCCATCAACATAAGAAAGTAATTTATGCAAATTTTTGCAGCAGAAATTCATGATGGTATTGCTGAGAAAATATGTGCTTCTGCTTCGGTTTCTTATGCTTCCTTAGCGGAACCTTGTGAAGTTTCTAAAAGCAATAAACTTAAAAATAAAACCATAGCATCATTACATGACAATGATTTGTACTATGTTCAGTCTATTTTAGTAAGTTCTGCATGGAATAAAAATGACGATATTTTTCATAAAACAGAAGTATGGAATGCTCGTAATACACCGGAAGACAAACCAACAAATTTAGAGCATAATGAAAATTTAATCATAGGACATATTACTTCTAATTGGCCTATCGATGACGATGGATCTCCAATTAATAATATTATTGATATTAATGACTTACCAGATAAATTTCATATTTTAACTGGATCTGTAATTTATAGAGCTTTCAGTAATCCAGATCTTAAAGCTAGAGCAGAAAATTTGATTAATGAGATCGAATCTGGGAAAAAATACGTTAGCATGGAATGCTATTTCAAAGGTTTCGATTATGGACTAATTAATAAAGAAACTGCAGAGTATAAAATATTAGCAAGAAATGAAGACACTGCTTATCTAACAAAATATTTAAGAGCTTATGGAGGTCAGGGTGAACACTCTAACTACAAAATTGGCAGAGTATTAAGAGATATTACTTTTTCAGGTAAAGGTTTTGTTGACAAACCAGCTAATCCAGATAGTATAATCTTTACCAGAGATGTAGTAAATAAATTATTGGAACAAAAAAATGACGATTTATCGAATTCAGGTGTATTAGTAAACGAACCCCAATTAAATGCGGAGAATATCACTATGAGTGCAGCTGTAGAAACAAATACCGATCTTAATGTGCCTGAAGCTCATGCACTTGCTTCGGACACTCCACTATCCAATGAAACACTAGAGGCAGCTATGAAAAATAAAGATGCTGAATTAGTTAAGAAAGAAGAAGAGATGAAAAAGATGAAAGCTGAGTTTGACGAAGCTCTAGCTGCCACAAAGAACGAAGTAGAGATCACAGTTGCAGAACTACAAACAGCTCTTACAGACAAGCAAACAGAACTTGATACTGTTAAAGCAGAACTCAACGCAGCTAATGAAGTCATTGCAGCTTACAAGGATAAAGAAGCTGAAATGATGAAGAAAGAAAAAATGATGAAGCGTAAAGCAGCTTTAGTAGAAGCCGGTCTCGACGAAGAGTCCGTTGCTTCAACATTAGAAAAATTCGAAAATATCGACGATACTGCATTTGAAACTATGACTAGTCTTTTTGCTGGTATGAAAGTTAAAAAGGCTGAAATGATGATGGAAACACCAAAAAAGAAACCAGCAAAAGCTGAAGATGTTGTTGATGCCTTAGAAGAAGTAGAAACAACAGAGACAGTTGAGCTAGGCGTTGGTGGAGAAGCAGAATCAACTGTTTCAAATACTCGTGCAGAACTTGTTGAATTTGTTTGTGCTAGACTAGGTAAAAATCTTAATAAGGGAGAATAACTCATGGCTCTTAAACCAGATCGTATCGAATTACTAACAGATATTTCATTTTTCATGAACACCACTGCCGAGAGAGGCGGCGTTGTATCTGCTGTTACTAGCGGTTCTGGCGTAGCCATGGACGACGCTAATGCTGTAGTAGCTTATGCTGCTGCTGCCAGCGGAGCCAAGCCTCTTGGCATTCTCTTGAACGACGTTGTTAACTATGACCTAACCAGACAGCATATCAACTGGCACCGAGATGAGGTTCAGGTTGGTGGCAAGGTTACTGTTCTACGTCAAGGGCAGGTAACAACAAATCGTCTTGTAAGCGGCATTTCACCAACAGCTGGTACTGATGCTTATGTTGGCGCCAGTGGTCTCGTTGGAACATCCAGCACCAATGCTGTGAAGATTGGTCAGTTCTTGAGCAGCTTAAGTGCAGATGGTTATGCTAAAGTCTCAGTCAATATTACTTGATTTTTATCAATAAGGGAGATATAATATGTCATCAGTTAATAGCAAAGCTTTCCAACCAACACCAGAACTTACAGATCTTTTGATCCGTTCTGGCTCTCCAAACAGAGAGGTATCTTTAGCTGCCAATGCTGAGTTTGCAAAGGCCTTAGAACTTCCTCTCCGTAAGGGTTTGTTAAGTGGAGATATTCTAGACGGTATCTTCGAGCCAATTCGTTTAGCTCAAAGTGCCACTCCAGAATTCCCACTAGATTTTCTAGCCCCAGGTACAGAAAAGGACTTTGTTGCCTATACTGTTCCTAACCACGGCTATGTTCCAGAACGCCATGTTGAAGGCGATTACGTCATGGTTCCTACTTTTGATATCGGTGCTAGTATCGATTATCTTCTAAAGTATGCTCGTGATGCTCGCTGGGACGTAGTTGGTCGTGCAATGGAAGTTCTTGAAAGTTCTTTCGTCAAGAAGATGAACGATGATGGCTGGCATACATTGCTTGCTGCTGGCGTTGATCGCAACATTGTTGTCTATGATAGCGATGCTGCTTCTGGCCAGTTCACCAAGAGACTAGTAAGTCTTATGAAGACTGTTATGCGTCGTAACGGCGGAGGTAACTCTGCTAGTAACAATAGAGGCATGTTAACAGATCTTTATGTTTCTCCAGAGTCAATGGAAGATATTCGTAATTGGGGTATTGACCAAGTTGACGAAGTTACACGTAGAGAAATCTACACTGCTGGTGATGGAGCCATCAACAGAGTATTCGGTATCAATCTTCATGATCTAGACGAACTAGGAGAAGGTCAAGAGTATCAACTCTTCTACTCCAGTGTTCTTAATGGCACACTTCCAGGTAGTGATAACGAAGTGGTTGTTGGCCTAGATCTTCGTAAGAGAGATAGCTTTATAATGCCAGTCCGTGAAGAAGTTCAAATTTTTGAAGATGACACACTACATCGTCAAAAGAGAGCTGGCTTTTATGGTTGGGCTGAACAAGGCTTTGCTGTTCTAGACAATAGAAGAGTTATACTAGGTTCTCTATAATACTATAACAGTCTTAAGACTATTATTAAAAATAAGAAGAGCTGCCTTAACCGGTGGCTCTTTTTATTTCACCACTATCGAGAATATACAGATTTGTTTTTGTAGACAAGCTAAACAGACAACGAAGACTTAGGTGTATAATACTTTATATCCTACTCTATTTTAATAGCTTAGAATATCCTATCCTTAAGGGCATAAACTAATGGCAGCAGCCAAATATGACTTTGCTATAGAACAGGGAACATCATTTAAAATATCCTGGATATACAAAAACCAGAATGGAACCCCCATCAATTTAACAAACTGGTGTGCTAGACTTACTTGGAGAACTAACTTGAATGCCACCCAAGCGTTTCATTCTGAAAATACTGACTATAGTGTATATAAATTTACAATAGATGATTTAAATGGAAAACTTACTTTGCTAATTCCCGCCTCAACTACTAATGGATTTATCTTCAACACGGCTAAATATGATCTGGAACTACGATCTCCAGATGATTTATATGCTGGTGGTGGAGGTAAATATATTACTAGGATTGTATTTGGTACAGTTACTGTTGTTAAGAGATTTAGTCAAAATACTTCCAACTTAGACTGTAACATATGAGTGATTTTATTGTTGAAATTGTAGATACAGAGAATAACATTATTGAGATAGAAACTAGTTATATTGAAAATATTAATAATCTAGAAATAGAAAGATACGAAACGTATAATGTTGATGTTATCAATACTGAAAAGATTCTACTTAGTGATCTACCAGATTCCTACCCTATGAATAAAATTATTGGAAATTTATCTGTTTATAGAATTAGTGGATTAGACGATTACTTAGACTCATACCAATTCGACTGTGGAACACCCTAAAATATTTTAATGGAGATTTATAATGCCAGTTCAAACTAAAATTCAGTTTCGTAGAAGTATAGCAACAGACTGGGTCGCAGTCAATCCTATTTTAAGTGCTGGAGAAGTAGGCTATGAAACAGACAATAAAAAATTCAAGATAGGAGACGGTACAACAGCCTGGAATTCTTTGGCTTACGCAGCTGTTTTACCTTCTGAATTAAATGAATTGGTAGACGATAGAGTTAATGATCTATTGGTCGCTGGTTCTAATATTGAAAAGTCTTACAGTGATTCAACAAATGCCTTA